GACCCGATCAACCTGACCGAGTGCAAGAGCGAGGCATCGTTGACCAACGCCATGCACCGGTGGAAGACTGGCGACTGTTCGCTGATGATCGGCCACCCAGCATCGATGGGCCACGGGATTGACGGCTTGCAAAAGAACGGCCACATCCTTGTCTGGTACGGCCTCAACTGGAGCCTAGACCTGTACGAACAGTTTAACGCTCGAGTGCGTCGTCAGGGCCAGGGAGCGCCTGTGATCTGCCATCGCATCCTCATGCAAGCCACACTGGATCAGGCGCAGGCGATGGCGCTTGACGAGAAGGCAACCACGCAAGCAGGGCTTCGCAACGCAGTCAAACAATATCGCTTGACAAAGGGCGCATAACCCGTGTTACACTGTGTCACACCAACCAAAGGAGTAAATGTAATGATCCGTGAATCAATTGAATGGCTGAAGACTGTTTACAAGATACCCAGTGCCGAAGTGCTGGCGCTGCGTGAACTTGAGGAGGCCAAGCGCAAGTTGCTCGAGGCACAGTCAGGCCGCGACTACGCCATATCGATGTGCAACTATTACGAAACCAAGATCAAACGCTTGACCGCGTATTTGCACAACGCAACGGAGGTGAAATGAAATGCCCCGTGTGCGGAACACCGACAATAGTGCTCGAGACTCGGAGTGGTCGCCGACGCAGGGAGTGCATGAATCTGCACCGGTTTGTTACCCAAGAAAGCGTCGTGAAAATTGGCCCTTCAGAATCTACGAAGAAGACGGCAGAATGTACCAAAACGTCGCACCTCGCCGCCGTAAAGTGGATTTAGACAGCGTGGAGGATGCGCCGTGGTGACTGGATTATTCTGAGGCTTTCTTCTTGTCGTAGAGTGACCAAGCAACACCGGCCAACGTGGACACTGCGCCCACCACGGCATCCAGAGTGCCACCGGTGATGCCAAACGACATCAGGAAACCACCGCCAACGGTCGTCAGCAAATGGCGCACGATGGCTTGAATGATTGTTGCGTTCATGGATAGTCCTTCCAGGGTAATTGAAAGTGGGGGCCGTCTTTGAACTTCTTCCAGTCCCCGCCCCACTCGATAGGGATGTTGAGTTCCTGCGCTGCCGTCTTCATGGCGGTGGCGATCTTGGAGTATAGGGGCCACGACCAGTCCACCTGACCATCGACCCAGGCTCCCAGATCGACGGCGTGGCCGTCAAGATGGCGGCTGTTCATAGTCTGACTTGAGCCAGCATCGAACATGGCTTTCTGACGCTCGATGGTCCGTAACCCCTCGAGCACCGTGAAGTCCACGAGGCTGATCTCAATCGCATGTTTGACGACCTTGACCAGATCGGGATGGACCCCCTTGAGTCGCATGATTGATCGCGGGCCGAGTTGGTACATCAGTGTTTACCAAAAAAGAATCCAGCAATTCCTGTGAGCATTGACCACAGGCCAATACCGATCCATAGAGCACCCTTGGAACGACTCGCCATGTCAAGCAGTTGTTCCATTTGTTTTTCCATGCGATCCATCTTTTTGTCCATGTTTTGTACGCGTTCCCACAGAACGCCGTACTTCACTGGATCAATCTCCGCGCTTCCCTCTAACGCCATGATTACTCCTGAGTTTCAATAATTCGTACTGGCTGCTTCGCCAGCGCGTTGCTGTTGTTTCGCTCAGGTGCAAGCGCGTTGACACCGGCAGCGGTGGTGCCGCGCACTATGGCTTTGGCACCCTGGCTCCATTGTGACGGATCAGAGATCAGTTTCAACACGCGGCTGCGCTCCTCAGCAGGCAAACGCTCAAGCAGGTTCTGAGCGCCCTCGGGCGACTGCATCGCTTCAGCTAACACCTTCATGCTTTTGCTGCCCACAGCTTTTTCTAATTCGCTGATTGTTTTGTTGGCAGCAGCGCCCCAAAAACTTAACCAAGAAGGTAAACGAAACCTTGATGTGTTTTCGCGCAGTAGCGTGGTCAGCGCTTTCTCACCATCGCTGGCTTGCTTGCTTGCGGCAAGCTGGGCAATCCGTTTCTCAGCCTGGGCCTGGAGAACCGACAGCGTGTTTTCGCTGAGTTCGGTGGCAATGTTGTAGTTGCCAGGGCCGAGGAACTTCTCGACCACTTCGGGTGATTCGTTTTGCACCAAACGAACAAAAGCATCCTTGTCCGTCTTCCACAACTGCATAGCTTCACCGGTCAGCTTCTTCTCAGCAATCTGCTGCATACCCTTGGCGTAGTCGGTCAGGTACTGGCGATACCCAGTGCCGCCTGCTGCCTCGATGGCATCGATCAGCGTGGGTTTGAGTTTGCCCATGACTTCGGCTGCAAGGTTGCGTTGGGTCGTGGCATCCACGCCTGGGCGCAACTGCTGGATCGCAGCGTTGATCGAGTTTTTGCGAATGGCATCAAGCGCACGAGCGTCAATGATGCCACCGCTACCGGTCCACTTGGTGATGTCGTCGGCCACGTTCTTAACCGCGCCCAGCAGCAGATCGTTGCCTGCAAACTCGGGGTTGTTCGCAATCGCACGAACACTGCCAATCACCTCGTCGCCTTTGAGCGGCTTGATGCCGACAGAACGCATGGCATCAGCCGCGCCTTGGGCAAACCGAGCGCCTTGGCCCAGATCGAGCGACGCATCAGCAGCCTTGGATGCCCATTCGTCAGCCATGCGGGCCAGATCGCCCTTGTAGGTGTATTTGGTCAAGCCGACTGGCAGATTACCTTTGATTAAATCAAGTCGGGCAGAAGCCTCGGCAATCTTGCCAGCGTTGATCAAGTCACGAACTTTCTGCACCTCGGCAGCAGCCTCGGCGCTCAACTTGCCAGCCTGCGCCTCGTAGTCAGCCACCGCTTTGCCCAAGTTTGCGCGGTTCAAAGAAGCCTCACGCACCGGCCCTTGGGTAGTGTTGAGTGCCTCTTTCATGGCAGTCGTTGTGCCTCGGGCTTCCGCAGCCGTTGTACCACCAACAAGTTTTGCCAAGGCGTTGACACCTTCATCATGGCTCATTGTTGCAAATTTGTTCAGATATTGGGCACCACTTGGGCTTTTTTCCAATGCATCGCGCACAAGCGCTTGCCATGCGGGATTTTGAATTTTTGCAGTAATTTCGGCAACACTGGCGTTTGGAGAAGCATTGCGAAGTGCATTCAAGGTTTGGTCAAGGTCTTGACCCAAAGACGCACGAGCCAAAGTCGCAGCCTTGTTGGCCGGGATGTTGCGAATGTCCATGACCTTGCCAACGACCTTGCCGATCACTGGACCAAGGACTCGACCACCCGCTTCAAAGGTTGCGCCCTCAACCACATTGCGAACAGGCTCAGTGACGAGCGCAGCGCCGGTTCTGGGCTGCTTTATACCCATCGCCACATCAGCGGCTTCCAAGGCTTCTTTGGCGATGCCGTAACCCAAGCCAGCGCCAGCAACACCACCGGCAGCGGTGCCCACTGGGCCAGCGCCAAACGTGCCTGCTGCACCGCCCAGCAGCCCGCCACCAATTGCACCACCGGCTTCCACCAAAGGCGCAGCATACGGGCGCACGGCCTGGTAGATGCGCTGACCAGTGGTCAGTTCTTGACGGTTGCCAGGGATCGCGTCAGGCGATACCTGGGCGACAGATGGCTGCATCGACTGGGGCAGCGGTGCAGCTTTTGGGGTAGCCACACCAAACCGCTCACGAATGGCATCTTGCGTTGCTGGGTTCGCTTTGGTGAAGTTCGGGTCTTGCGCCGAGAACTTGTCAAAGATGGCCCGCTTCGTTGCCTCGTTGGCGTTGACGTAGTTGGGGTCGGTAAGGATCGAGGCGAGGTCTGCCATGTCGGCTCCTTACTTCAGCAACGGATTGTTTGTGTCTACTGCACCACCAGCGGCAGGGGCAGCGCCGCCTGAGCGAGAAGCACGGGCCTGTGCGTTTGCCACACCTTTACGAACCACTTCTTGCAGGTCACGAGCAGCAGCCATGAACTCTTTTTCGCTTTGCGAAGTGGACATCCGGTTGATAGCGTCGGTAGCCTTTGCGCCTTCTTTTTCCGTGATTGCGCCGCCGCCTTTAAGCGCTTCAAACGCCTCGAGGAACGATGCACCTTTGATCTGGTCAAAACGCGAATTAAAGTCAGCAGCATCTGTGCCAGGAACAAACCGAGAGCCGGGTAGCCAAGTGGTGCCCACTGCGTTCTCAAAGCCGGGGTGCGGTTTTGTCGCAGCTTGAATGACCTTGCCATTCTTGTCGCGCACTTCTTGTTTGCCGACCAGTTCGTCGATCAAACGCAAACCGTCTTCGGCACGAGAAATGATTTTCGGCAGCGCCTGCTGTGCGGCCACATCGCCCTTGGCAATTGCCTCGCCGGTGGCCTTTGCGCCAGCCATGCGCTGTTGGAACACGGGGTCGGCATCGCGGCGCTGATTTTCCTCGAGCACGGCAACACGACGACCTTCGAGGCCGAGGCGATCACCCTCGAGTTTGATGCGCTCACGCTCACGCTTGTCTTGCAGTTTCTGCGCTTCGGTGAGCGTAACGGTTGCCACGCTGCCGGGTACGACAGCAGCCGTGCCACCCAATCCAGGCACAGCGGTAATTTGCTTTGTGCCGCCCAACTCTTGCTGGAAGTATTGCGGCTTGTTCAACTCCATGTACTTGCTCAAACCCAGCGCGGCCTGTTGCTTCCACTGAGCAAACCCAGCGGGGTCAGCAGGGATCGAACGAGCAGCGTCCATAATCGACACTCGTGCGATTGGGGAGCCAGCCATGTCAGGGTCTTGCTGTTGCGCTTGCAACCATTTCAACGCGGTCTGCTGATCGTTCACACCAACAAGAGCGTCGCGGTACAGCGCGGCCTTGTCGATGTGCAACTTTGCGCGACGAGCCGACTCCTCGGTCATCGCCTTCTCAGTCTCGGTCAGTTTGCCACCAACAGTTTGACCATACTTTCCATACTTCGTAAGCAGCGATGCACGGTTTTCTGGTTTCAGCAATTCGGGGTTCGCAAGAATGTCGGCGGCAAGACGGTTCTGCCCCTCGATTTCGCGCTGGTACTCGGCCAGTTTGGCCTCATTGAGCACGTTTTCTTGCTGCATGCCTTTCAGCTTCAGTGCGCCAGCCAATTGATTGACCGGCGACAAAGCCTGATAGTCTACTTGTAACGGTTGAACGCCGAGAGCGATGCGGGGATCAATTGGCATGATTGTTCCTTAAGTGGGGGTCGTCGGTGCAGGGAACATACGGTTATACAACTGATTTTGGTTGTACAAGCCGTACAAGTTAATTCCTTGACCAACGGCTTGATTGATTGCGTTTGCACCACCCACGTAACCAGACGCACGGGCGTTTGCGGCTGACGCAAGACCCTCGGAAATGTTTTGACCCATCGTACCTGCTGCGCTGGTCAATGTGTTTGCCGAAGATTGACCAACACCGGCCAACGACTGGAGCGGCTGCAACTGGGCGGCACGTTCTGTCTGGTAGCGGTTGAACGCGTTTTGAAATTCTTGCGAACCCATTTCCTGACCGTAACGAGTCAGTGCTTTACCCGTTGCACCCGACAGCAAACCACCTCGAGCAGCAGCCGAACGCTCAAGGGCTTTTTGCCCTTCGGACAATCGGAATGCGTAGCCAGGATCAGCCTGGAACTGGGACATATCAAACTTTTTGTAGTCGGTGAGCGGAATCAATTTGTTCAGCGCACCGATACCCGCTTGCCGCCACGGTTCTTGCAGTTCAATCTGTCGTTCAAACATGCGCTCCTGCGCGGCAGTTCCTTGCTCGGCGGCAGCGGCTTGTGTGTCTGCGGCTTTACTTGCTGCACTAGACGACTTGCTTGCAGAATAAACGGTTGCCGCAGCAACGGCGGTAAGTCCCCATGTCATAGCGTTTCTCCTTGTGCAGCAATCTGCGCCAGTTTCTCAGTTGAATCGATTAGCCCCATCTCGTCATACGATGGGGAAATAACCTCTTGCTCGATTTTATCGAGTTCGGCTTCACTCTCAAACTCTGTCAAGTGAACCGTGGTCCAAAGTGTGTCTTCCTCGGCATAAACTGCCCGCTTTAGGCCAACCTCGGACACAAAGGTGCAAGGGGCTTCAAGGTACTTGGTGCCAAATTCGGTGACGACTCTTACTCGACCCTTACTGATAAAGTTCAAATGCTGATGCCGGTGAATCTTGCCAATGATCAAGGTGCCCTTGGGGATGAACATCTCGCGGGCGTAGGTGCAACAGCCATACTTTTCGTCTTTGGGTGTGAAGTAATGGGTCAGGGTGCAGTCTTCCAGCGTAGACTCGACCGCGCCACTGGCGATCAACTGCTGAAGGCCGTCCTGCACCGTCAGGATGTCCTGACGAAATTGCACTTTGCTCGGGGCGTTCTGGGCTACCAAGTCCATCAGGTCACCTCGCGTCCGCTGACTCGCATGTTGATGGCCGATGCGGTGCCAGCAATCGTGGAAATGAAGTCGCCAGGGTTAAGCACCTGACCCACCAGTTCGGGGAACGTGTAGACTTCGGCAGGCTGGAGTGTCTTGGTCTTGGTGATCAAGTTGTTGTTGCCAGCCGATCCAGCCACCGTGACGAGGTTGACGCTGATTGTGGCAGCGCTGACACTGTAATTCGTCGCGGTGAACTTGTCGATGATGGTCGTCACGCCAGTCGCGGTGTACTGGGTGGTTTGAGTGTTCTCGACCGTTTTGGCCGGAACTATATTCTTGACGGTGACTGTCATGTCATCACTCCAAAAGTAGGGCGTTGTTCGAGGTGTATTGCGTCATTATCCAGTTTGTGCCATCAGACACAAGGGTTGCGTTTGCACCGGCCACAGCGGCCAGGATGGCCGTGGTTGCCGCGCCCCCAGCAAGGGGCACCACGTTGCTGGATGCTGACACAAGGGTTTGAGCCTGATAGTTCTGAAAATGCAGCGTCCGTCCGCTGTTGGCGCTGGCTGTCGGCAGCGTCACAGTGCAGGTTGACCCCGACTTGTTGTTGATCAGCCAAGTCTCGCTGGCCGCAACCGTGAAGTCCGCTGTTTTAGTGACTGGTGCGCCACCAGCACCTGAGATTACCGACGCAGGGGTGACGTTGGTCCAGTACGTGCCGTTGTACTGAATCAGGTCATTGGTCGCCAATGTGCCAAACTGCACGTTGCTGTCAGTGCCGCCCAAAACAGACCCAGGCACGATGCGAATGTGGATCGACCCAGAAGCACCGGGCCCGGCGTTCGTCACTTCACCAATGTAAGTTTTCTGATTGGGCGCTACCGGCTTTGTTTTTGTAAAACTGCCGACATACGCTGGGTTGTAATACAGCGGGTCGCCGTCAGCCCATGTCTCACCGACGCTGCTGCCGGTGGTGTTGAAGCCCCGAAGGTCGCCGCTAATCTGGATCAGGCCAAACCCGTTGAGTGCGATTGTCTCAGCGGCCACGCCAACGATCTGATTAGGATCAGTCAGCGCCAGCGGCGTAGGGGCCACGGTGATCACACCAGACGCACCCACTGCGCCCGTGTGGTAGCAGAGTTGCCCTTTGGTCACGGCTGACGATGCCTTGGCGTAAACGTACTCAGCTTCACCAACTCGAATTAAAACGCTGGTCGTGGCCTGAATACCCATCGTTGTGCCGCCGTCCCAGTACATGCTACCCACAGCAGTGGGTACAGGCGACGGGGCTGTGTTGAACGTGAGCCAGGGCACATTGTCCTGCTGAAGCGAAGCCATGCTGCCCAGTTCAGGCTGGCGCAGGGTTTGCAGTTCCTGGCGCACAGCATCGAGCGCGGCTTGCAACTCGGATGTTCCGGGTGCGGGTTGAGTTTGCAACCCGTTGATGTCGATGATGATGTCGGTCAAGTCTTCCTGCTGAGGCACAGGAGGACCAAGTTGCAGGTCAGTCAGGGACGCGGTGTTTTGACCGTTGCCAGTCAACTGAAACAAGTTCAGGAAAAACCGATACCACTCACGCGAGATCAACCCAGTTCGCGCATCCGTTAGCGGAACCCTGGGAGGTGTGATGTTGGTTAGATCGACGGTTGCCATCGTTAAGCATTGGTCGGACTGATGATCAGTTCAGCACCCATGATCGCAGTCTTCACGGGGTCGGTCATTGACAACTCGTACACCCGGTCGCGCAGTTTCATGGTCATGCCAAGACGACGGTAAAACACGCGGCGATAATACTGGCCGATCTTGCCAATTGATGCCGTGTGTTCGTTGGACCACGTATGACCGCCATCGTCTGACCAGCGTAGCATCAATTCGGGGTCACTACCTTGTCCAAGGTTCAAGCCAACACCCGACTCCAGATCGATCTGAAGGCTGTGGTGCGCGGTGCGCTTGAGGTTGTTTTGACCTGTCGGCAGCGCCCGCCATGTACGCAGCCACTTTTGAATCTGGCCGTTGTCGGCGTAGGTGTCAAGGTCAAACGAGTAGATGTTGCCGTTCTCGTAGTCGCCCACGATGATCTTGTTGTTGAACGCCATCTGGCAGTTGCTGCGGTGGCGCGTGAACGAGCCATTATTCCAGCCTGCCCGCTCATGCCACGCGCCAGTGGCAACGTCGTACACCCAGGTCGTGTTGGCGCTGGGAAAAATGAGCACGTAGAAACTATGGCCGTCTTGCTGGTAGGTGTAGGCCAGCGAGTCGGTCAGATTGCCGTACTGCTGGATGTGCCACTCGACAGCGTGGGTGCTGATGCGCTGGCCCGTGTAGCCGTTGGCGCGATAGACAATACCCTGGCCTCGAGCGTCAGCACCCAACCAAAAGATGCCGTTGTCCATCTTGGCAATCGTGTAGGCCGAGATGCAGCCAATCTCGTTGAACGCACCCTGGATGCGCTGGAGCGGGAAGTCTTGAGTGCCTGCGTCGTACCAAACCTCGACGCTGTTTGTGCCGTAGACCCAAACCTCGCGGTGGTCGATGATGATGCCCACCACACCGTCAGGAGAACCCTCGGCGCTGGCAAAGTCGAGTGGGTCAACCGACAAACCGTCAAGCAGGCTCGTGATCCAGATTTTCTGGCTGTTCGGCTCGTTGAACACAAAGTAACCGTCCAGATAGCCTACGGTCACCGCGCCAGGATAGTCTGGATCGGTGATCTGCGAGAACACGTTGGTCGTGTTGTTGTAAATGTAGCCGGGGCCGTTGGCAGCAACGAACAACTGGGTGCCATTGTCGGCCATGCTGACTGGCCCAGTGCCTGCAATCGTGCCCAGCAGCGTGGCGCTGTAACTGGTGTTGATTTTGTACAGGCTGTTGCCCGAAACAACAAACGCCACGGTGTTGTCGGACGAGAAAGCCCACAACCCTCGGATCGGTCCGTCACCAACGGTGGCAAGGTTCAGCAGTCCTGGGCAGCGTTGCAAGTACGCAGGCTCTTTACCACCCTCGGGAATGACCTCGGGGAAAAGATTGATCATGCGGGCATCCGCAGCGTTGACGCTGCGAGTCACATACGTCGAGCCAAGGATCGGGGTCTTCATTAGTAGTTACCCGCATAGACGTTAAAGCGCTGGCGCGTTGCGATCAGCGAATACGGCATCGACATCACATCGTCAGGGTTGTTGATGCGCTTGAGGTCACGCTTGGATGTCATGGCAATACGCACAACCTGGGGCGATGGCTCTACGCCAAACTCAGGCGCGATTTCGCATGCGAGGTTGTAGGCAAACGCCCGCAGGTAGCCCGGAGGGAACAGAATCTGCGTTGACAGGTTTGCAGGCTGATCCAACTGTTGCACACTGATAAAGTGGAACTCCAACAGGCGCGTGGGGCGCGGATAGATGTAAATGTCGATGTCGGGGTAGGTCATGTTGACGAACATGACCTGGGGGTACGTGGATGTCACGGTCTTGACCGCGATGCCGTCGTACTGTTGCTGATTGATCAGCTTGATGCCGTAGGAAACATTGGTCTGCGGATCACGGAAATAGGTGGCATCGTCAACCAGGATAGGGCGCTCGGCAGTGCCGTTCAAACGCACCAGCGATCCGGTGGGGCCAAGGGTTGCGTTGATCTGGTCAACAGGCCAGTTGCAGATTTGGTCGATGGTTGAGAAGACGGACAGGCGCTCAGTGTTCCATGACTCAATCATCTGATTGAGCGCCATCAGGCAGTCTTGAGACACGGCTGCGGAAGGCGTTTCACCTTCGGCCAGCACACCTAGCAGCCGCAACGCTCGATTGATCTGTTCGCCTGCGGTGTAGGTAGCCATGTCACTCTCCTTCGTCTGTCTGCGGTGCCAAAAAGTCGGGCACTGGGGTTTCTACCGATTCATCGGTTTTCTTGCGGCGACCGCGCCGCGCAATCGGAGCCACATCGGCTTCCGAGGCCACTTCTTCGACAGTCGAAGGCGTGTCGGGATTGTAGCGTGTCCAGCCGTTTTGTTCATCTGCTTCGGCTTCCATATCGAGCGAGGCGATTTTGGTGCCGTGAACCGGGTGTTCGAGGTAGATTATGGGCATGTTAAGAAACGGGGCCGAAGCCCCGTTTGGTTTTAGCCAGCAGCCATGATGACCCAGTTCGTGCCATCTTCGCAAACCAGAGTGGCCCACTTGCCAGCAGTAGCAGCCAGAATGGCTGTGCCTGCGGTAGCAGAGGTCAAAGGTTTGACGTTGGACGAAGCCGAGATCACCGTGTAAGTGCCGGACAGGTTTTTCAGAGTGACGGTACGACCGATGTAGTCGGAACCGCTGGGCAACGTCACGGAGACGTTGGCAGCAGAGCCGTTGCACACCACGTAATTGTCTGAATCACCGAGGCTAAAACTGGCAGTCTTAGTCACAGGTGCGTTCAAATAAAACGCGGTCAGCGCAGGATCGGAGTACGCAACACCGACGGGTTTATTGTTTGCCATGATGCGTCCTTTCAAAATAGGGGCCGAAGCCCCCATTAAATTTAAGCAACGCGATACAGCGACCAAGCACCGTCGCCGCTCTTGCGGGCGCGGAACATTTGGGCAGTGCCAGCAGTTGCAACAACGGTCATCAGACCAACCAACGTCCAGCCAGTGTTGGTCACCAAAGTGATCACACCGGAAGTGTTACCGTCTACGTTGACAACCGAGAAGGTGAATGACACGCCAGCCTTGGTGGCAGACGGCAAAGCGGCTTCGAGGTCGGCAACAGTGGGCAGCGTGTAGCTGGCCGCAGACGCACCAGGACTGCCGAGCAAAATGCCATTCAACACTTGTGCAGCGGTCAGGGTAGCGGTTGCAGTTGCAGTTGCGGGAGCGGGGATGACGGTGAAATCGACTTCATTGATGTTGCCATCGCCAAGCTGATAACCACCAGAACCATTAGGGAGAGCCATGATAAATTCCTTTCAAAATTAAGACGTTGAAAGGGGCCGAAGCCCCGTTTCAGATCAGCCCCACAAACGGCAAGCCATTTGCGGACGAATGACGCTGTAACCGTACAGAACGTCAATACGGCAAGGCATCCGGTCATTGTTGATATCGTACTGGCGAACCACACGCATGGAGATGCCGTTGTGGACAGCGCGAGCGGCCATATCGACACCCTGGGGCAGCAACAGGTCAGCCGTAGCAAACGTGATCGCGTCCTTGTGGTAGACCAAGTTCTGAGCATAGGCGCTGGCAGAAGAACCGAGCATCGTCACGACGGCAGAAGCCTGTGGGAATGCGTCGATGGTAGCCAGGGCTTGATCAGCGGTGTACATCGCGGGGCTGACAGTCAGCGTAGCGGTGGACGAGCCAGAAGCGGCAGCGGTCACCACGAATTGCTGGAGCGAACCAGTGGACTCGCGGGTCTGCGGGTTCACTGCGTACACACCGGCCACAGTGAACACATCGCCCACGTTCCAGGTTTTGCTGGAGCCGGTGAAGCTGATGCCCAAGGTGGTAGAACCTTGGGTGGTCACGGTGCTGGTCACGGTGATGCCAGTGCCCCACGAGCCAGTGGTGTGCTGCTTGATCGACTGAGACATATTGATCTCGTCGAAGCCCAACACGCCCATGCCCATCATGCCGTTCTTGAACTGGCGGCTGATGGTGTCGGTGGGGTTGAACAGACCTTTCATGCCTTCGACCAAACCAGCGTTAGCGGCGGGGTTGACGGTGGCATAACGGGGCGACATGACAGCAGCGGCTTCGTTCAGCTTCTGCTGCGCTTGCAACAGAACCAAAGAAGTAGCGGGAGTCGTGCCGGGGGTGCCCACGGACTGATAAATGCTCTTGAAGCTGTTTGCCACATCAGCGTCGATGGACGATGCCAACTGGCTGATACGAGGCTTCAACACACGCTCTGCGAAGTCGTCCAATTGCATGGTCAATTCAGCAGAGGTGAAGTTCACACCGATGTGCTTCTGGCTGGAAACAGTCAGAGTGGTGTACTGCTCGTTGTCGTCCTGAACTTGCAGAGCGGCACCGTCAGTCACCAGAGCGCGGTCGGGCAAACGGATACGGAGGGTCGAACCAATCTTGGCACCTTCGACAGCGAAGCTGTCGTCGTACTGACGGTTCACGTTGCGGGTGAGCACCAGATTGTTCTCGAGGATTTCGAGAGCCTTTCGGGTGATCATGTCAATGGTAAGAATACTATTCGCCATGATGCGAGTCCTTTCAAAGTTTTAGCGGTTCATCTGTGCTTGCATCTTCCGCAACTGACGGGCGCGTTCAGCTTCAATCCATTCCGACGCACTCATGGTCTTCGTAGAACGAGGATCAGTCGTGTCGTATGACGGGTTACCGCTGGTTCGTGCTGTTACAGGTGTGATAGGTGCTGGCGCAGACGTTGTGGGTTTGACAACGGGGTTGCTGCCAAGTTTGGCTTCAATTTTCCCGATCTCTCTTGCCTGCAAAATAGGGGACAAACGAGAAATGCGGTCCGCTTCTTTCGGATTCGATCCAAACCAGTAGGCCAGATCGGGTCCAATTTCAGAAGCCTGAATCGCTTCGGCCATCGAGTCGGTGATTCTGACGCTGGGGTTGTAGGCGACTTGTTCAAAGTCATCGTACTTGTCCCGTGCGGCTTCTTCACGTTCTTGATACGCGGCTTGCGTCGCAGCCTGCTGCTTCTGGCGTTCACGAATCTCGAGAAGCTGATGGGCCTTGCGCTCGGCCAATGCGTCAGCATAGGCTTCGTCAGACTCAAAAGCACTGCGATCCAGATCGCCTTTGGGCATCGACTGCGCGGTTTGCACTTCTGCCAACCGTGCTTGCTGCTCCCGTTCCCATTTGCGCTGTTCTCTTGCGAGGCGCTTGCCGATGGCAGCATCGAGTTCTTCCTGAGTGAATGTCTTCGTCGCAGGTTGTTGCTCGGGCTGATTCTCAGCTACTTCCGGCGCATTTTGTGCAATATCCGTGGTGGCCGTCACCTCGGTTGCTGGCGCGGAGTCTACTTCCGCTAAGGCTTGTTGGACTTCTTCAGTCATTTTGTCGATTCTTTAGAATCCCTGGTCAACTGGACCAGTACAGTTTTTTATCTTACACCGACTTGCGCCGGTGTCAAGGTAGCAATATCAGCTTGGCTCCAAAATTGAATTTCCTTCTTCAATCCATTTTTGAAAAGCCAAAAAATCATCGTCGATTACAGAGTCGCGCCCAACAACAAGCATTGATTTGCGTGATTTTCCGTCTTCATCAATGATGTGAACAATTTGCCTTTCGTCATCTACCCATTGGTATTTCATAGCTCAACACTCCATGCAAGATAGGGGGTAACTCCAATATTTGCGCCATGCGCGGTTCCAGAATAGGCGGTTAACCCTGAAGCAACAGTAAAACCAGTTCTCCCAAAGGACACGCCTGCCGCGTTAAGTATCGGAACTGCTGAACAATCGGTAGCAATAGCACCGCCACCAAATACACGGTAATCTGTTGCCGTGCCCGTTTGCTCCAGCGCAGTTGGGGCTATTCGCATAGTAACGGGAAATGGCGTAATTGCTCTGCTAACGGTCGTATTAACAGCGTAACCCGATGACCCATCAAGACTGGCGGCAGCCATTGTCACCCTGTAATAATACCGTTGGCATAACGCCAACTGTGTTGAATAAGGCCGTTGCTCAAACGCCGTGGCAATTGACCCCGATTCAAGTTGCACATTTTCAAATTGCAACGTATTTGTGGCAGTAAGTGCGCCGCAAGAAAACTCAAGAGCGATTCCGTTTGCAGCATTTGAACCTGCACTAAAAGAGAATGAATAGTTTGTGGCTGTGCTTGTTATGGTAAGTGTGCCTGTTGCAATTTGTGTTTTAGATGAGAATGTGTCTGCGGAATTTGCATAATAAGCCGTCCAAGTCAACGTAGTAATAGATGAACTAGAAACTGTCAATGAGCCAACAACAGTTTTGCTCACTAAATCAGCGCAATTGAGCGATTCAATACGTTGACCAAAGATTAAACCAGTATTGCTTGCAGCGCCGGTAAATTTGTAAGCGTATTGATTTGGCGATGTTCCAGAAACACGCCGCCCTGTAATGTTTGCGCCAGTACACGAGACGTACCATCTATCAACGCAATAAGCCACAGCCGCAGCAGCGGTAAATGTTTGCGATGCGCCGCTATTACGCTGATCCACCGCCATGTTGCCGTTAATAAGTCTGTTTCTAAACAGCGCACCAGACCCGCCAAAGTCAAGTAACGATGCAATTGATGTTTGAACAGTTGTAGAAGATTGAACAATTGGCAAAACTTCACTGCCCGCCAAAGGGCGTGAAGAATTTGACAGTTGAGAAATCTTTTTGTCAGCCATGATCTAATCTTAGTTCACGCTTCGGGCAATTTCGTACCATTTGCCATCGGCTTTTTGAATCAACGTCAAAGTGTCGGTGGCTTTCATCACAAAATTTGCGGAACCCGACAAAAAGATGTTGGTGCCGTCAGTGATCGTGATTGCGTGTTCCGAAACAAGCGTGAATTGTTGTCCAACCGTTCCATTGGTGAAGTTTGTGATTGTGGTTGTGCCGCCAGTAAGACCTTGAGTTAAACCATAAACGCTCGGAGTTGCGCTATTAGAAAGCGTGGACAACCCCGTGTTGGGCTGAATGTACGGCTCGTACACGATACCAGGAAGCGCCACAAAACCCGTAATGTAGAACGGATCAGTGTTGGCAACCGTGGTGCTAAACGTAAATGCTTGGTTGCCTGTATCGTAGAAACCAATGCAACGACCAATACTAAACCACTTCCATTGCGAATTAGCCGAAATGGAATTCACTTCTTGCGATGTGTAATATTTCGGCATATTGACCGATGAAAGCAAAGGCCAGAATGTGCTTGGTGTTGCGCTACTGGTTTTCAAAAACCACCCATAGGTATGGAAATTCTTTGCAAACGCATAGACAGCGTTGGTGGATTGAATTTGTACAGTGCCTGTCGTGGTCGGCGTAACCTTGTACACCGGCACATTACCTGCGGGACTTGCAATCTGCTCAACGGTCACTGTGCAATTAGTCGTGCTCCAAGTATTAATTTGCGAATACGGGAATACGTTGGAAACAGCAGTGTTTCCAAATTCCACATATTGATCGTTGTTATCGTGAACGTAAAAAGGCGTGGTCGAGGGGTTTGAATAGCAATTCGTAATCAGCGGTGCGCTTGCAAATTCACCGACAGAAATTTTGCCGCCGCCTTTAAAATCACAAGCATCAATGTGGCAGTTTGTACCAGCCAAAATTTGAATCTTTGGACCTGTCCCCGTTACGCCCCACAACTCTGTGCTGCGAATTACAGTAGCTTGCGGAACCGTTACAAGGGACGCACCGTCACCTACCTGAATGTGGGCTTTGTTGCCTTCCAACCAACAACCGTCAATTTCAACGGTATTTGATTCGCCAAGTATGGCAATACCAACGCCATTTCCAGTTGGGAAATACTGACCCGTTGATTCAATGTCTACATCAAGAATTGACACGCGATACACTGAAGTATCAAGTTTGATGCCGTAGTTTTTGTTTTGAACAATTTTGCCGCCCTGGATGTACGACATGTAAGAGTTGACCGTTTCGGTTGTTCCGAAAGGGCCATAATCCATGCGAATGCCGCAATCTTGGTTGTACTCGGCTTCGCAATCGTGCATGGTCGCGGTCAACGCACCGTAAAAACGGAAACCAGACAGACTGAACCAACCCGCATACACGCGATTGCAGATCATGCGCTGACTGCTGTAACAGGCTAGACCATAGGTGCCGCGCACTGCTTCGTTTTGCGTAACTAAACCGCCCAACAAAGTCATGTCGGAAATAGTGATATGGCCTTGATAGTCAACATCCAAATCGCCCGTCGAGGTGTACAACAGGAAAGCATTAGTTGTTTGTATCAGGCGCGTTCCTTGACCTAAATTTTCTGTGTAAGAACTAACATATCCAACTTTTCCCGCTCCTTGCAAATTGGAATAAGGGCGAACGGTCAACGTACCGTTGATCTTGTAATTGCCCGCAGGAAAATAGACGTTGTAACTGTTGTCAAGCGCGGCTTGAATTGCTGCGGTGTCATCAGTAACACCATCACCAACAGCGCCAAAATCTTTAACGCTAACGTATTGCGCTAGTTTTGCCTCGACGGTGGTAGCAACAGATTGCGTAAAAGGCGGATCATAAGTTACCTGAGAAGAATCAATCGGTAACGTAATGCTACTGATCCCATTAACATTGTCGTAGGTGGCGATCAAAACATCGTTGCTGTCTTTGAGCACGAACTTGTAGATCAAACCATCAGTCAACCAAATTTCACCACTGTTTGACACGCGGCCAGCAGCATCTAACACAATCGGATTGGTCCAAGGCACGTTGCCCGCGGACGTGGTGTAGGTGGCTTGCGGCGTGGTCGTGCCAGCGGCGTAGGTGTACAGCTTGCCGCCAGTCAGCACCGCACCAGAGTTGGTGAAAAATTGGGCCGCAACGCCGCCCACGGGAGAGAGATTGACGGCCATTGTTTACTCCATCAAGATCAAGCGCTCAAAGCGGCAACTTTGTCTTGGAATGCTTTAACGCGGGCTTCATGGGCTGCAACTTGAGCAGTCAGGTCGGCGCGTTGCTTGTTAATATCGGCTTGAGTGCTGGCCTGATCGGCCTCTCGTGCAGCCACTTGTTTTTCGCGGGCATCTAATGCCTTCTCACGCGCAGCCACTTGCTTGCCTGCGGCATCAGCGTCAGCCATCATGCGTTTGGCGTTGTCGGCATCGACTTGGGCCGCTGCTTTGATCTCATCAGCCGTGCGCTTTGCGTCAGCACGGACAGCCAGCGCCTCGGCTTGCGCGGACTCGAGTTCAGCCTTGGCTTTGGCGCGGTCGGCTGCGGCATCTTCAACCGCAGACAACGAACCCTGGCGCTTTGCCAGTTCGTCGCGCACTTTCAGCAACTGCACCAAGTCCTTGGGCAACTGCTTGGTGATGTACTCGATGGGGTCGGTTGCGGGCGTGTCGTTGGAAATGATCATGGCAACCTCATCAAGAATAGTAGGTGATGTTTAGTTTTGCGCCGCCAGTTTGCTCGATGAACTGAATCTGGGAGATGTCGCCATCATATTGCAACGTCACGCCAGCAGCCAGGGGCATGCCAACACTTGCGGTCGGGGCCACGCCATCATCACGCCAACGCACGGCCTGAGCCTCGGGAATGATGATTGCGATGCGGGGAGTGCCAGCAAGACCGTTCAGGTCTTTTTGCGGCACAGTCAGTTTGGTCGCTGCACTCAGACTCGTGATCTGCTGGTAACCCAGCACCGAGGTAATTGCTTTGAGGTTGATTGCCATCAGAATCTCCTTCGTTCAGTGAACGATCTTAACTTAATAAACGGATTTTCGACAGAGGGTGTCGGCTGACCGCCAATGACAATCGCTGCCTCATTTCCAACCACCGAGTACGCCCCCGGCAAAGCTGAGATGACTCGATCAACCGAGATTGTGGCCGATTCACCCAAATACGCGTACACCCCAAATTCGCATGTGATGTTGCGGACATACGCAATTGTCGCATTTTGTCCGGCGACTGCATACGCCCCCGGATCGGCAAACACAACTCGCGTTTTGAGGATTGATGCTGACTGACCGCTGACAGCATAGCTGCCTGGGGCGGCTGTGACCAGTTTTGACCGCAAAAGGTCAGCAGATTGCCCTGTGACGGCATAGCTGCCCGAGGCGGCTGTGATGTTGTGCCCGCGCCTGAGCGTGGCAGGCTGGCCGTTGATGGTGTAGCTGCCTGAGTCAGCGGTGACCTGCTTGGACCGGTAGATGCTGGCGCTTTGGCCGGTGACGACATAGCTGCCCGAGTCGGCTGCAAGCGCCTTGGAGCGCAGGATTGTGGCATCCTGGCCCGTGACGGCATAGCTACCGGCTGCGGCTGCAAGAGCGCGGCTTCGATAAATGCTGGCAGACTGTCCTGTAACTGCATAACTGCCAGCGGCGGCAGATATGACCTTGCTTCGGGTGATTGTGGCGCTCTGACCGGTGACCGAGTACGTTCCATAAGCCGCTGTGAGTGAGCGGTTTTTGGCGACAGTTGCAGACTGGCCCGTGACGGTGTACGTGCCATACGCTGCAACAACAATGTACTGAAGCGGTTCAAGGTCTAGCTTCCCTCCATCTTCCTGAACAAGATAGGAGCCATCCTCGCACAGAAGATAGGCTACTAATCCCATACTTACGTCGCTTGGAAGACCCCGTTGGTGCCATCCAGCGTCACGGTTACGGTTTCACCAGCAGCCACGGCTTGCGAACTGCCATAGTCCCAATATGCCACGTTGGTGCCTGTTGTCGAGTCAACCAAAACAGCATACTGGAAAGAAAATCCTGCGCCACTGGCGGTCCAAGCGGTCGGGCTTGACAGCACCAGTTTGTACGTGCCCCCACTTTGGGTGGCACTGACAGTAGCGGCTGCGTTACCACCGGTCGTGTAACCGTTGCCGTTGGCAACCTCGGTGATCGTGCCAGCAGCTTGGCTGACAGCCGTCGCCAGTTTGATGACCCACGAATCAGAACCCGCGTTGATGTTCTCAAACAGGTTTTCAATTGCGGGTTGGAATTTGTTGTAGACGGCCATGACGATCCACCTTATGCCAAAAATTTCAACTTGTAAAGTGTCGTCAAATACAGTTCAACGATGTTGTCGATCAACTGTTGCAGTGACGTATCTTCCTTTTTTGCCACCTTATATCGCATTTCCTCAACGTCGGCCAAAGACGACTCGAGGAACTCGATGATGTTGGTGGTTTTCTTGGCCGTCATCAGGCTGATTGGCCCGATGAGGCCGTGACGACCTTGATACGCCTCGGCAAACGCGTCGGCGTGGTCGATGATGCTGTCGTAGAAGGTATTGAGCGCCATGTGCTTGGAAAAGCTGCGCGTGTTCAAATGCACCGAATGGGCCACATCGCGGGCCAAAAATAAGGTGCCTACAAAATCGGCTGCGGTACTCATTGGGGCATCCCTTCAGGTTGCATCATGGGCGGCTGCTCGAAGGGCATTTCAGCACCCACGGGCATCTCAGGCATCTCTTGCCCTTCGTGTCCCATGACCAGATCGTTGCTGTGCATGGCTGCGGCCACAACGCCCATCGCAATGTCTTGAATCTGTTGCTCGGACATGCCAGCCTGGACCGCAGCAATACGCTTGGTTTCGGCATTGTAGGCTTCGATGTCTGCCTTGAACTCTTTGATTGCAATGTCGCGGGCCTCGATGGACTGCTGCACGTTTTGCAGCATGCCAGCCATTTGTTGCATCTCTTGGTTCATGGCCTCGATCTGCTGTTTTGCAGCAGCCAGTGCCGGATTGTCTTCGTCGTCGCCAATGATGGCCGGATCGATGACCTTGGCAAAGCGCTTGGACATCTCCTGGGCACCCGGCCAGTCCATGTTCTTGATGAACAAGTCGCCAGCCACTTTCCACAGATCGGGGTTGCCTTGCAGCAACTGAGCCATTGCCTCAAGCGACTCTTGACGCTTGGTCTGAAAGCCAGGGCCGGTGATCACACGGACATCGTACTTGCCAACACCAGGGTTGTAGATTTTCTCGATCACGATGCCTTGCTCGTTGACGATCTTTTTGACCGGCTCTTGCTGCATCGGGTTGATCTTGACCATGCCCGACTCGCCGTCTTCTTGGATGATGCGGGCGATGCGCTCAGTGTCGTAAATCTTGGGGATCAGGTCCACAAGTTGACGACCCACGTAGCGGATCATGCGGGCGTAGTTGTCAACGTAGTGGTAAGTGCCGGTGTCGGATTCACGCTGACGCGCCAGAATGGCCTTGCCAGAGCGCTCGTTGGACGTTTGACCCAGCGAAGCGTTGTATTGGCCTGTCGTGCTCTTGATGTCGTCAGCAGCGCCCATTTTGGCCTGAATAAGACCGGTTTGGGGCAAAGGTGGGGCCGCACGTTGCGGAAGCGGCAAAACGGCTCCTTGGCCGTCTGTGACATCGGGGTTGACCTCGAGGTAAGGCCAGTTCTGTGTGTTGGCCGTCTTCCACTGAGTCTCGTAGCCTTCAAACTGACCGCCGTAGCCGATGAACGGCGCTTTGGGAGCCAGCGCCAGCATCTCGGCTTCCTGAGAAGTCCAGTAGTTGTACATGCGCTGCGCGTCTTTGGAGTTACGCACAAGACCGCTGACATACAAACGACCTTCAACCTCGAACTCGTTACCCACGCAACGGATCACGGGGATGTGGGAACCGGCCCAGTCGGCCCGCTCGAGCACCTCGTAGCCGTTGATCTTGAGCCACTTGATGCGTTTGCGGTCAGATTGGCGCGACTTCAGGGGCTTGATAAACTGCTTTTTGAGCATCCTGTCTTCAGAAGTGCCTTCAAACGCAGTCACGTTGCCAGGGTACAAATTCAGCGTTTCGCGGGTGTTTTCGATGTAGAAATACTCGGCGATACGGACCGTGTTCTCGTTGAGCCACTGGCTGATGGACTGGTCGCCCACGCCCAGGGTCTGCAAAGTGGTCAGAGGCGAGGCGTTGGGGAACTGGCGCTCGTACTCGTCACGCGGCAGGTCTTCGGTGATGAAACACCAGCGGGCATCAGCGCCGCAGGGGTCTTGAATCAGCGGGTCCATGTAGACCGAGAAGCTGTTTCGGATGCGACCGATCTTGATGTCCTGGTTGAACGTAGCAGCGTCGCAGTATTCGGTCAGGATACGCACGTAGCCTTCACCGTAGGACACTTGGTTCTCGCATGCGGTGTCATAGGCCACATCAGCATCGGAGATGTACTCGATGTGACGGATGACACCGTTGAAAATCTCGGCCACTTCAACGTCGGCCTTGTCATCGACGGGGATGACTTTAGGCTGCGGGCGATTTTGTCGCTGCTCGTTGGTGACTTGGTGAACGTGTTGGGGCAGTTTGTTGATGGTCAGGCAGGGGCGGGCGTTGATGGTCTGCCCTTGCACTGCACCACGGGTCGCCAGCACATCGGCGGGCCACTGCCAGTGGTTGTCCGGTGAACCTGCATAGAAACGCAGGTCATCGAGTTCGTCTTCACGCGACTCTGACAACGCAGAAATCGCCATGTCGAGGCGGCTGCGGGCGGTCGAGAGGACTTGCGCGTCGCTTTTGTCCTTGGCCGAGCCGCCTTCACTGACCGCACCGGCAGCGACGACTCCTGTGTAGTCTTGCGGCATGGTTTACTTGATTTTGTTCAAAACTTTGGCAACCGTCGCCTTGACGTTGGTGCCGCTGGGGATGCTACCGTGACAGCCCATACCGGGCATCTTGGAATAGGTTTCTTTGTTGCGGTCAGGCATGCCAGCGCCGGACATTTTGGGTTCGCGGGCGTTGAGTTTGGCGATGGGTTCGAGTTTGTTGCTCATTTTTTACCTTTCGGGGATGATTTTGCAGCGGCGCGTTTGACACTGTATGCGATGGCGACGGCCTGTTTGACCGGTTTACCGGCCTTGACTTCGGCTTTCACGTTCTTGCGGAACGCTTCTTTGCCTGTGCTTTTGACGAGTGGCATATCACTTACCTTTCTTTGCTGTTTTCGCAGACTCGCGGAACGCTTTGTCGGTAGGTGCGCCCTTGGTCCCCGGCTTACGCATTTTCTCTTTGCTGCCAGCGGCAATTCTTGCCTGTTTAGCGTGAATGTTAGCGTAGAGTCCGGGTTTTGTCGCCATGATCAGCACTTCCAGCGTTTGAGCGATGCTTTGGCGCGTTCCGCGTCGCCCTTGGCGTGTTTGACAACACCTTCCATTCGGGCGCAAAACGAGGCTTTACGACCCGCATCTGCTTTGGTTTTGGGGTTTGGGGCTGGCGCTTTGAGTTTGCTACCAGTCGCAGCGTTGTACTTCTCGCGCCCTTTGGCAGTCAAGCCTGCTCCCTTGGACACGGGCAGCTTCTCGCCTCGTCCAACGCTAAGAGACACGCTTTTCTTTGCCATTTACGCTCCCATCCAAGAGGTTGTGATACCCTGCATTCCCGTGGGTCTGCGAATATCTGTGCGCGGATTGTACTCCCGGTGAGCGACAGGAAACGCAAAGGTAACTGCCAGCGCATCTGCTGCATCTGGTGAAGCCAAGCCTCGTGCTTTCATTTCCTTCTTGCCCTCCAAGAATATGGTGCCAGCGGAGTTGGGCTTCTTCATGGGGCCGGTCAGGTCAGTTTTTAACTGTCTGTCCTGGGGAAGTGCCGCTGTTTTCAGCCATTCCCGCATCGCGCCCCACATTTCAGCCCGTTTGTTACCCCACATGACAGGGTTCTTCGCTTTCCAGCCAAAGTTTACCCCACGGACTTTGTACCTCTGCTCGTTCAATCTGTCAAGTATCCCGTAACCGAGGCCACCCTCGTCGATGACGGTGAGCGTGGGCTTGAACTCCTCGATCATGTCGATGACGTTGCCAACAGTCGTCATGGTGTCGTCACCCTTGAAGCGCCGTATCGCCACGATGTCACGCCCCTGGCGCACCACCATGACTGTGGAGTCCATGCCGCCACGGGCCGGATCGACACCAAGTACCACGGGTGCGCTCATGTCCTTGTACCTGGGCCGCTTCATGGCATCCTCGACCACCGATGGCATGATGAACTGGTCGTCCCCAGACTTAGGGAAATCCCCATACACCTCGACGCGGGCTTCGTCGCTGTCTTCACCGTACTCGGCGATGATCTGCTCGTAGATCGACTTGTCGGTGCCCTC